ATCCAAGAGAGCCTGAATATTGGGAAGACTCACCTTCGGGTGGGTCTTTTTTATGTAATTAAATCTGTATTTTCTGTAGTAATTAATCTATTAGTTACGTATTGACTATTTCTATCATATCTCATTATTCTATCATGTTCAGTTAAAAACATCTGTAAGAATTGTTTTTTCAATGGTCTTATCTCTCTTTTCTTTTCGTTTTTGAGTGTTTCATATTCAAAATTAGATACTCCTACAATAGGTGCAATTTTTTCACCAGTATATGTAAATTTACTCTCACCTGCAGATGATGGATTACTACCATTCCATTTATTACCAGAACCTCCAATTCTTGCAGCAGGTCCATCAATTGTAAATGATGAATCTACTATATTACCTGCAGGTAGAATTAATCTATCATTTTCATCTCTTACTTCTAAAGTTTCATAATGATGAATAGAATTCATCTCTGTGAGACCATATTTATTTTCAACATATTGGTATAAATCTTTATTAGATAATGGCCATTCATCCCTAAGATTGACTATACCGCAAGAAATAATAACTACATAATCTAATTCTGGATTTCCGTATATATCTTCCGCAACATTATCAGGTCTAGCACCATCAGCAACAATAAATTTATTGAAAAGAGTTGTTGCATTAGTTACATCATCTAATAGTTTGTTCTTTCGGAAAAGATTTTTAACTATAATAAAATCTTTTGATGAATTTTTATCTGGTAAGAATGATTGATATCTTACATTAGGTAATTTACGTATATACGCCATTAGAATCCAACTCCTTTTATGCCATCGTTATAATCTTCAAAGTAAACTGGATTAGTTTCTTTAAATATCATATTAACTTTCATATGAACAGGAGTTGAATCTCCACCACTACCATATGATGAATATACTCCTCCTGCTGAGTAATTTACATTAAGTGAAGTTAATGCACATGGTTTGAATGAATTTAAAAATGGATGATCTTTACCTCCACTTAAATATCTTAATAAGAATAAATCTGGGGAGTTTACAAACAATCCTTCATCACCAGTTGCTGCCATTTCTTCTCCAGCTCTAGGTGACATATGCTGTTTTAATTTTCTTATTATTTTTAGTGCTACCTTACTTTCCTCTCTACTTCTTGGTGTAAAAGTAAAGTCAAAAGCAAATTCTCTTAATTTAACACCATTAAATAATAGTTCTTTATTTGAGTTAAGAATTTTTCCAGTTGCTCTTGACATAAACTGGTTAGGTGTTACGTTTCCTCCTAATACGTTAACAGCCATTCCAGATAGAGCAGCTCTCATAGCATTTGTAATATCTGTTGCCGATTCAAGTCCACTCTCTGATGTATCAAGATTACCTTCAGCAAGAGATTTTAAAACATTTTTAGCATCATTGCCAGCATTAGCAGGATCAGAAGCAAAATTAAAAGCAGCCATTTGGAACATATTCAGAGAATTTTCACCCCAATCAACTGATTTACTATCACCAATTTGCTTCGGAATTGGTAGTTCTACATAAAATTGAGTTTTTTTATGAAATGTGTTTCCACTATAATCTTTTTGATGTTGGTTATATCTTTTATCTGTTCCTTGTGCTAATGCACTGTAATTTTCCTGTCTAAATGTATATACATTTTCTGAATTAAAAAAATCTTTTCCTTTAGGAATAGTACTACCAGGTTTATATACTGTACCATCAGCACCAATAAAATCTACACTATTTTCTGGAAGTTTGAAATCTTCTTTAGCTTGTGTTCTTCGTCCTTTTTGTATTAGGGGACCACTTTTCTTAGGTGGTTCATATTTGACACATCTTATAAGTAAACTATCTTCATGACCACTTCTTTTTATTGGGTATTGAAAATGTTCTTTTGGTCCACTACCTTTCTCAACTACTTTCTTCTTTCCTACTACCTCTACATCTGTTTTCGCACCTTCTTGGGTAGTTTGTGTTTCAGATCCTGATGTATCTACTTGTGCTGTCTCTGACATTATCGACCTTATTTTATTAATATCAGCTATTTATACGGAATCTTGCAAAAGGAATACCATCAAGATCATTTAACTCTTCATTACTAACTTCATATAACCCACCAGCTATTTCACCCCAAGTATATTGTCTATGTTCATTCCAATGAAAGTTGATTCCTCGAAATCCCCATTCATATAAGTTCGTTACACCAACTAGTGGATTTTGGTCATATCTTATATTGGGAGTTTTTGGATTGTATATAAAAACATAAAATTTTCCTACTGTTGGCATTTTACTGCCTTCCTGTAAAACATCAATAATTGATACCATTAAATCATCAGGATCTTCTGTCCCAATTAAATTATAACGAATGTCTTTAATTCTATTCATTATACTCCAAGTTCTTTTTCTGTGATTACTTTAAATTCCCATTGTCTATCGGCACAATATTCTCTTGCTTCTTTCCATTTTGTTTGGTTTGTGGCATATGTATATGCTTCAGTAATATATCGTTTAGTTTGGCGTTTTGGTTTTTTGGGTGGACTGCATTGTTTTAATGGTTTAACTTCAATAACATATTTTTTTATAGTACCATTAGTTTCTTTTACTTTCATATAGAAATCTGGAAAGTATCTATGAGGTCTATGATCTACAGGAGATATGTAAGGTATTGCTATTTCTTCACTTGCCCATTCTAATACGTTTGCATTTTTATCACAGTAAACCATGAATTTTCTTTCCCACAATGATCGAAATGTTATATTAGTAGGATCACCTTTATACTTGTGTGGAAAGGTTGGATAATATTTTCCTTTATAAGCCATCTAAATAGATAATAATATATAAAGTATTTAGAGTGCCAGCCCCAATTCCAAAGAAAATATCTCAGATATTGCCAAAGTTTCAGAATGTTGCTCAAACTTCTCATTACTTAGTTAAGTTTGGTTTACCTTCTGTGGGTGGTTTAAGAAGTCATCTTCAATCTAAAGGAGTAGATATTAGATTTTCTGGTGATGATATAGGTTTACTTTGCAGTTCCGCAGTTTTACCTGGATCATCTATGGCTACTGTTGCTGTAACTGGTGAGTATCAGGGATTAGTTGAAATGATACCCCATACTAGAAATTTTACAAGAATTAAGTTAGAATTTTATGTTGATAATAGATATAAATCATTAAAATTTTTAGAACATTGGATGGAATATATTACTGGTGGTTCTAGTGCAGGGACATTAGATGATGGTTATCATTTTAAACTTCATTATCCAGAGGAATATAGATCAGAATCAACCAAAATTATTAAATTTGAAAAGAATTATAGACAATTCTTAGAGTATAATTTTAGAGGATTATATCCTATAAATTTAAGTTCAACAAAAGTTGCTTATAAGAATTCTGAGGTATTAAAAGCGACTTGTGAATTTGCTTATGAAAGATATATTTGCGGTGAAGCATCTTCTGCCTCAGAAGCTGCAGGTACTGATCGAAATCATTCACTTAGTAGATTTGGTAAAAATAGTGGTGATACAGTAAAGTATATTCTTAATAATGAAGTTGGTAAAGAATTACAGACTTCTGTTAAAACTAGTATGGCAAATCCAATTGTAGATACTGATGGAACTACAGCATATGATTGGCGTACAAGTGACGATACAGCAACTAGTTTCCCTGTAGTAGATGGTGAAATTTATTTTGGAGATGCTTGACTATATACTCTACGAATAATAATATTATAATTTATTATGCCTTTACCAAAGATTACGGCTCCTTCCTATGAGTTGGTTATACCTTCTTCCAAAAAGAAGATTAAATTTAGACCATTTTTAGTTAAAGAGGAAAAGATCCTTATTTTGGCTATGGAAAGTCAAGATAGTAAGCAGATTGCGAATGCTATAAAGGATGTTCTTACTTCTTGTATTACAACAAGAGGTGTTAAAGTTGAAAAACTATCAACATTTGATATTGAATATCTATTTTTAAATATTCGTGGTAAATCTGTCGGAGAACAAATTGAAGTTACTGTTACTTGTTCCGATGATGGAAAAACACAAGTTCCAACAGTTATTAATTTAGATGAAATTCAAGTTGAATTTAGTGATGATCATTCTAGAGATATTAAATTAGATGATGATTATACTTTAAGAATGAAGTATCCATCAATGGATGAATTTATTAAAACTAATTTTAATGTCAAAAATGATCTTAGTGTTGATGATACTTTTAAATTAATTGCATCTTGTATAGAACAAGTTTATTCTGAAGAAGAATCTTGGGCAGGATCTGATTGTACAAAGAAAGAACTAACTGAATTTGTAGAGCAATTAAATTCAAAGCAATTTAAAGAAGTTGAAAAATTCTTTGAAACAATGCCTAAACTTTCTCATAAAGTTAAAGTAACAAATCCAAATACAAAAGTTGAAAATGAATTTGTTTTAGAGGGGCTGCAGAGTTTTTTCGGATAAGTATGTCGCATGAAGATCTTGCGTCATACTATCAAGTTAATTTTGCTCTAATGCAACACCATAAATATTCATTAACAGAGTTAGAAAATATGATACCTTGGGAAAGAGAAATTTATCTTGCTCTTTTACAACAATATATTGAAGAGGAAAATTTAAAGGCACAACAAAATGGCTGAAATTAGATCACCATTAGGACAAATACGTGGAACACTTCGTAGGGTTTCTAATAGTGTCTTTCGTCCTCCTGTACAGCAAGGTGCAAAAGAAGATTCTGTAGCAAATAATCTAATTGCTAGAAATTCATCTTTATTGGGTGGTATTCAAAAACAAGTTAATACATTAAATCAACAGCAAGCGGTAATAAACAAATCTTTAAATATAATAAGTAAAAATTTACTAACAGGATCAAAATTAGAAAAGCAAAGGCAGCAAGCACAGAAAGCAAGAGAAGCTAAATTAGCAGCACAAGGATTAAGATCAGCAAAAGAAGCACAAATTGAAGGACCTCTTCAGAAAGCTCTTATGGCTCCAGTTAGAGCAGTCCAAGTTAGAGCTATGGGTATTTTCACTAGATTAACTAGATTTTTAATGTTAGTTGCTGGTGGATGGTTATCTAATAAAGTTCTTGATCTTATAGATGCAAATATTGCTGGTAGTGTTGAAAGAATACAAGAGATAAAGAAAAATCTTCTATCTGGATTTTTGAAAGCTGGTGCAGTTTTATTGCTCTTTAATCCAGCTCTTGGTAAGATAGTCTTAGCATCAGCAGCACTTGGATGGGCTATTGATAATATAGCTAATGATGGTGTTTTAGCAAAACCATTTAATTTTATAATGGGATGGTTGAAAGATCTTGTGGATTGGTTTAAAAAGAATATACCTTGGGCTGATTTAAATCTCAATCCTGCGGATTGGTTTAACAGATGGGGTCAAGGAGGTCAAGTAGAAGGGGGTAGTCAAAATAATGAATCTAAACCAGTAAAGATTATAACATCACAACCAAGTTCTTTATCTGATAATAATACTGATACTGATAATAATAATGCTGAAACTGATAACGATACTACTACAACTAATACTAATGCTGATACTAGTGCAGATGCTATACAACCTAATAATGGTATTGATATTGAAGCACTTAAGGCAAAAGTAGAAAATGGACAGGAATTAACACAGGCAGAAAAAGATGCATTAATACAAGCAGAAGGTGGAAGTGGTAATATTCAACCTGGAATGATGTCTGATATAACCGATAAGGATTTATTGACTGAGATAGAAGGTAAGAAACCCTTAAGAACTGATTTTGGTCCTGGTAAATCTGGATCAGAGGAATATAATACAGCATTAATAGAGTATAATGAAACATACGGTCAAAGGATTAAAGATTTAAGAGCTAAGATTAATGGAAGTCAAAATGATAGTAGTAAGTTAATTAATAGTAATAAAACAAATATCAAGGAAAGAACAACTAATTTAACTTCTCTTCTTGCTTCTTTATCTGACGTTACGCCAACTATAGTTCCATTTCCTACAGATACCGAAGCTTCAGAATCTGGTGCATCTGGATCTGTTTCTATGCCTGGAGGTACTGGTGGATCTGTCCCTTCTATAAAATCTTCTAATAAGGATAATAGTTATGTTTATCTTGCTTATAAGCATTATCAGGTAGCACCATAATATGGATACTCAGGGTTTAATTACATCTTCTAAAAGTCTTACTAATATTAGTAAGTCTCTGGGTGCTTTTACGACTAGTCTTAATAGTGCTGTTAGTACTACTTCGACAATTGCAAAAACAATTAATGAAGATAATAAGTTAAAGAGTAAATCAATATCAGATGATGCTTCATTTTTTGCAAAAAGAAGAACTGCATTTCTTAGAAAAAGAAAAGAAGAGGAAATAGAAGCTACTGGAGCTAAAGGATCAGTTAAAGCTAAACGAGGTATTATAAAAAATCCAGTAAGAGGATTTTTGGGTAGAATATTAGATTTCTTTGCTGTAACTTTAATTGGTTGGGTAGTTTTTAAATTACCTATGATTTTAAAGCGTTTTGAAGGATTAATAAAAAATATTGGTAGATTATTAGGAGTTTTTAATGGGTTTATTGATTCAGTTTCTAATATTCTTATTGAGTTTAATTATAAAACGGATGAAATAAATCAATCCATAGATCAAACTGAGTATGATGAGATTACAAGAAAAATAAATGACCGAACAAATAAAACTGAATCATCATATCTTAAAATGCGGAATCAGTTATCTGATACTGTTAAGGTATATGCAGATCCTAAAACTTATGGATTAGCTAATACTGGTAATAATACTTCTTCTTCTGAAGAATCTACTCCTTCACAGACGATAGGTTCGTCAAGAGGTCCTACAGGTCCAAGTGGTGGAGATGGTCCTACAGGTGATGGTCCTCCAGGTCCTCCAGGTCCTACAGGTGATGGTCCTCCAGGTCCTACAGGTGATGGTCCTCCAGGTCCTTCAGGTGGTATTTTTAGTGATTTAAATCTCGATCCAAGGAAATGGGGAAATAATTGGAAGTTTAATCGCAAAGATGATGATGATGAATTCAATAAAACAATTGCAAATGATAAAAAACAACCTTTAATTAAAAGGTTTGAGGCTGGTTATACTCCTAAGAAAGAGATAGATGGAAAAATAAATCCTGAGTATGTTGAATATCAAGATTGGTTGAAAGAGAGTAATTTTGATATGTTTGCTGATGGTGGTCGCATTGATGCTAGACAATTAGGTCTTGTAGGAGAGGAAGGACCAGAATTATTCATTTCTGATAAACCAGGAACAATTGTACCAAATAAAGTAACTGTTGATTTTATAGAAAGAATTATTGCAAACAAAAATAATGCATCAGTAGTTGATCAGAAAAGAGCAGCAAGAAGATTATATGAAAAACTTGTTGAACAACATATTGAAAAACACGGTATTATAAGAGTTGATGAGGATGAAAAATATAAAGCACAAACAATAGGTAGATTAAAAGAAGCACTTGGACAAATAGAAGTGGAGGCAAATAAGATTACTCCAGAATCTATTGCTGCTCAATCTAATCAGCAGGTAATATCTGAGATAACTCCTGATAAGATAAGTTCTCAAATTAATGTTCGTGAATTAAATATATCTGAATTTGAACTTCCTAAAATAAATATTCCTAATCTTAAAAAAGAAAGAAAAGGACCAGTTGTTATGCTTCCACCTATGACTACATCAAATCAACAAATTACACCACCTCCTATAGTACAAAGTTCAAAAAGTTCTTTTTCTTCTAGTGGTTCTAGTGTAAATACAATGTATACACACTTAACAACTTTAGTAACAGCATATACGTAATGGCAGCATTAGATTCCTCAATTTATGAAGAGATTATAGTAACATCAGCTGATGGATCGAAGGATGTTGATATTGCTTCTGGTACTGTAATGATTAGTTACTATGAAGATATATTTTCTCCAACAGTGACTGCTAAGTTGCAAGTTGTTAATGATGGTGGTACTGTAGAAGGTGATGATGGAGCATTACAGTCAATATATAATGGACTTCCATTGAGAGGTGGTGAAAAAGTTAGTATAAAAATAAAGGGAAACTCTGATAATAATCCAGGATTAGATTTTACAGAAAATAGATCGTTCTTTGTTTCTAGTATCTCAAATGTAATTGTTCAGAAAAAAACTGAATCATTTACTTTAAATTTGGTTTCACCTACAGCAATAACAAATGAGACTTCTAGGGTTGGTAAAAAATATCCAACATCAGTAAAGATTTCAGAATCTGTTAAAACTATAGTTAATGAAAATTTAGGGATTGAGGGTGATATTGATATTGATGAAACACAAAATGTATATGGTTTTATTGGAAATATGAGAAAACCATTTACTATTTTAACATGGTTGGCATCAAAATCTGTACCACAAATACCAGATGAAGGATCAAAGAAACCAACAGATGCTACTGCTGGATATGTATTTTATGAAACTAAAAGTGGATATCATTTTAGATCTGTTGATAGTTTAATAGAGTCTACACCGTATGAAACTGCATATAATTATAGTGAAGTTATTGATATGCAAGCAGATAATGATCATAAGATATTAAGATACCATACTTCTTTAAATGAAGATGTTTTAGGTAAACTTCAGAGGGGTGCTTATTGTAGTTACAGAACTTTCTTTAATCCTTTAACTTTTGAATATACTGATCCAACTAGAGGAAAATTTAAATTAGAGGATTATAAAGGAAAAGCAAAATCAATGGGTAAAGAAGTTTCATTACCTGGAAATCTTGGTGAATCTCCAAGTAGATTAATAACAGCTGTTTTGGATGTTGGTACTATGGAGAAGGGTGTATCTAAAAATGAAAATGCAGATCCATTTCTTATTCAATCTCAGACAATGATGAGATATAATTCTATATTCTCTCAAAAATTGAGTATGACTATTCCATCAAACACTAATTTGGAAGCTGGAAATCTTATAGAATGTAAATTCGTTAAGAGTGCTGCTAAAGATGAAATTGATTTGGAACAAAGTGGTCTATATATGATTAAAGAATTATGTCATTATTTTGATCCAACTGGATCATATACATCATTAACATTAATAAGAGACACATTCGGAACTAAAGAATAATGATAGAAGAAACAATACTAAAAAGTAATTTTGTAGGAAGAGATGGTTTTCGATGGTGGATTGGTCAAGTCGCACCAGAAGAAGCTCAAGGTGGTCAGATAAATCAAATTAAAGATGATGAAGATCAATCTGATCCTTGGGGTAATAGAATTAAAGTTCGTATTATGGGTTATCATCCTCAAGATCCAGAGGTATTACCTGATAAAGATTTGCCTTGGGCACAAATTTTATTACCATCAACTGCTGGTTCTGGTGGGGGAGGTATTTTTAGATCAACCAGGTTAACACCAGGTGATAGTGTATTTGGATTTTTTCTTGATGGTGATGATGCACAATTACCTGTAATATTAGGAATTTTTGGTAGACCATCAACAAGTGAACCACTTGGTCCTTATTCACAACCATTTAAACCATATACTGGATTTACTTCAAAAAATCAACCAAGTAAATATTTTTTAAACACTGAAGTTGGATCACAAGAAGGTGCTAGATCTACTTCTTTACCATTAGACTTAACTAAAGAGTTAGTTGATAAAGTAAACACAGCTAAACTTAGTAATTTAGTTGATAAACTTGGTGCAGAATTAGGTGAAATTAAGTTTAATCAGGAAAAGATAATTAGTTCTTTTGATGCTTTAGGTAGCATAATTGATACACCTACTGTATCTGATGGAATTTCTGCTATGGAACTTGCTTCCAGAGAAATTAAGACTGAAATGACAAATATGTCTAAGGATTTGAAGGTATTAACTGAGAAAATGGATATTGAGACTATTAAATCTCAATTTGAAAATGTTCTTGGTGGTATTAATACTGAAGCATTTAAATTAAAAACAAAGGAAATACAGGGATTTGTAAAAAATCAAATTGAAGAGAGAAAACTTAATGCAAAGAAGCATATTGAATTATTGGGTGGTGGAATAGCAAAAGATATGATGGGTAAGTTACAGGGTGAACTTGCCGAAAAAGCTAACAATGGACTAAAGAAAACATATGATAGAGTTTTTGCTGCTGTTTTTGCTGCAACTAAAAAAAGATCAATAGCTAAACAAGCAGGTATAGCAGCACAAGCAGCATTTATTAATCCTCTTAAAGATTTTGGTAAGAATGTTCCTTGTCTTTTACAAAATGTTTTAGGTGGACTTGGGGATGCTATTGGGGGAATAATAGATCAGTTAGTAGATAATGTTAAGAATTTTGTGTCTTGTATTATAGATCAAGCAATTGGTGGAATATTAAATCAGATAATTGGAGGTCTTACAAAAGGAATTGCACCTTTCATAGGAGGTTTGTCTAAAATTTTAGGTGGATTTAGTCCTGGTGATTTTCTTAGAGGTAAAGCTGCTAATTTAATGTCAATTGCAAGTATGTTTAAATGTAAGCCAGAGACAAAGTTAGGTGCTGAACAAGTTCAACAAAAATTACTTGGAGTTGGACCAATGCAACATCTTGATTCTTTGATTGATAATATTCTATCTGTTGCTAATACTGCAGATTCTTTAACAGAGGGATTAGTTGGTGCTGTTCAAGGAATATCTGGTCTTGGTGGTGGATTGGGTGTATTTGATTTTATGAATCCAAGTGTATCTGTTCCTGGATTTAAGAGTCCACTTGGTGAATGTTATGGTGGACCACCTTTAGAATGTGCTGGAGTAAAACTCAATATTTTTGGTGGTGGAGGATTTGGTGCAAAAGCAGGAGCAATTTTTGGTGATGTTATTGGTGAAGGTGTAGAGGCAGTTGGTAGTCTTATTGGTATAGATTTGACTAGTGGTGGTTCTGGGTATAATGCTGCACCATTTATTGAAATAGTTGATACTTGTAAGCAAGGATATGGTGCAACTGCTAGAGCAGTAGTTGATTTTGATCCAGATTCGCCTACTTATCAGCAAGTTGTTGATGTTATTGTTATTACACCTGGTGAAAATTATCCAATTAAAGATCCTGGAGAACCTGTTGTGGTTGATCATGTAACAGTTGTCAATCCTGGAGAAGATTATGATAAAGATGATAAGGTTACTGATAATGCTGGTAATGAATATGAAATTATTGTTGATAATTTTGGTAGAATTATTAAGGTAATTCCACCTAATTCTGCAATGGTTAATGCACCAGAGATAACTGAGTTCCCAGAACTTATAGTTGAATCTAAAACTGGATTTGGTGCAATATTAAGAGCACAATTGAAACCAAGACCTCCTTATCAAGGCGAAGTCAAGCAAGTTATTGACTGTATTAGTTGAAATAAATAAAAGGGTAAAGTACTAGAATATGTCAAAACAACCAAGTTGGCAAAAAAGACAAGTAGATTCTTTTGGAAAATTTAGAATCGAATATGGAAATCCTTCAAGTAATCTAGGTGGACCTAGTGTCTTTAGCCTTGTTGGAGAAGGAGAAGGTGGAAATGGTAAGTTGGGATTATTAGAAAATGGTAATTTTGATATTATGGTTGATCAAACTGTAAGAATTACTGGTGCTGCTAATAATCAAAGACCAGATAGTGGTTCTGGAGTTGAAATTGTTTCTAAGGAAGGTGGAATTGATATTAATTGTCAAAAAGGAACTCTTAAAATAAATGCTGAAAATATAGAAATTAGTTCTGCTTCTAATATAACATTTAAAGCTTTAGGGCAAATTAAACATGATGCAGATCATGTTCACTTTGTGGTTAGGGATTTAGATGTAGATCCAGGTCAAAAATTTCAAGGAAATTATAAAAAAGGTGATATTGTTGTTAGGGAAGCTGGTTATTTACATAAAGCATATTCTGGAACCCAAGTTAAGGAGTGGGGAGTTTAGATGACAGAAGCCACTAATTTTACTGGAATAAATGATGGAGAGAATTTCGGTGTCAGTAATGTTGCCGAATTTTATAATGACGTTCATGTTTATGGAAAATTATATGCTGATTTAGTTGGTGGATTATCTGGTGATGGTGATACTTTAATAGTAACTAATTTAGAAGTTACTAAGAATGTTAAGATTGGTGGTGATGTATCCATAGAAGGTCTTCTTGATACAGAATACCTTACAGTTTTTCAAAGATTAGATGTTGGTGCTGGTGGAACAGTTTTTACTGCTA